GTTGATTTTATTAACGAGAATAAGTTTGATAGCACTAAAAAAGCCCAAGTAGAAGATGCTGTGAGAAAATTGCATACTCAGTATGCTTCAGATAGGGCAGGAAACAACCTAAGACGTTATGCAAGTCAAATAGCACATGATTCAGTTATGCAGTTTCATGGGCAGTTTACAGTGGCTAAAGCAAAAGAAGCAGGATTAAATCATTTTACATATACTGGCACATTAGTTAGAGATAGTAGACCATTTTGCCAAGAAATGCTTAATAGAACACTTACAGAAGAACAAATAAGGGATATGTGGAACAATAGAGCATGGCAAGGAAAGTCCACTGGAGACCCTTTTATTGTTAGAGGTGGTTATAGGTGCAGACATACTTGGATACCCACAGACCCTGCATGGGGCGAGGAAACAGTAGATGAAGTGCCAGAAGAACCAGTAGTAGAAGAAACACCTGCACCACCAATTAAAAAGGGTAGAAGGTCATCATTAAATAATCCAGTTAAAGAAAGCGAAGTTGATGTAATATCTAGTTCTATTGTTGCAGATAGACTACAAAAACAAATAACCAAAAATGCAAAAGATGAAAGGTATTTATCCAAATCAAGATATAGAGATAGTAATATTGGTAAGGTTACTGGAGTTCAAAAACTTGATGATGAAATAGCAAGTCAATTAGATGCAATTATGCAAGAATTAGACGATTTAGCTGATTTATATAATGTACCAAAACTAAGGTCTATAACTGTTACATCTAAAGGTAGAGCATTAATGAGAATGGGTGATGGTAATTTATACATAAATCCTAAATATTTTAATAGAAAAAATGTTGATGTAAAAACAGAAAGAAGTTTTAGAAATGCTTTGTTTGGCAAAGGTGCTTATAAAAATGAACAAAGTTTAGCAGATGAATTTTCAAATATTTTAGACCCTTCAAGATTAATTAAATTAGAAAAGAAAACCAAACCAGATTCATGGGTAAGACCTCACAATGCTTTTTACTTTTTTGAAGAAGAAATGGATAGATTTAGAAATATACTATATCACGAATTTGGACACCAAGTGCATCAAATGAAAAATAAAACATTTGAAAATTATAATTTACCACCTATTGAAAAAGCAATGTTAGGCAAAAGAATTAGTGGTGGTGCTACTAGATATTCTAATTCAAACTCAAAAGAATGGTTTGCAGAAAATTTTAGTTTGTATCATATGGGAAGGGAAAAATTAGTTGACCCAAAATTTATAGAATTTTTAGAAAATGAGGTTTTAAAATGAGAGCAATTATAGCAGAAGCAGGTGAAATAGTAGAAAAACAAAACCTAACATTAAAAGATTATCAGAAATTCAGAAAAATAGGCAGAGATTTGAAGCCAGAAGATAATTTATATTATGCTAGTTTTGATGAAATAATGTTTCAAAGATTACACGAAATAGCAGAAAAAGAAGGTCATTATAATTGGTTAGAACCAGAAGATGATGACTAATATTAATAATTATGATACAAATAAGCATATCCAACTAAGGAGATTTAAATGGAAGAAAATCAAGTAGAACAAACTGCTGAACCAAATGTTGAAGTACAAGAGACCGAGCAAAAGCCAGTTGAAAATACTTTTACTCAAGACCAAGTTACAGAAATAGTTAAAAAGAGACTGGCTCAAGAAAGAAGCCAGATGTATAAAAAGCTAGGTGTTGATGATATTGACATAGCTGTAACAGCAGTCAAAACCCAGAAAGATTTAGAAGAAAAGCAAAAAATCCAGAAGGGTGAGTTTGAGGAAATTTTAAAAAATAAAACTCAAGAATGGAATAAAGAACGAACTAATCTGGAAGGACAACTTAAAGATATTAAAATAAACAAGTCTTTATTGTCATCAGCATCTAAGAATAAAGCTATAAATCCAGACCAAGTTGTTAGCCTTTTACAGCCACAAATAAAGCTAAATGAAAGTGGCAACGTAGAAATACTTGATAATAATGGATTACCAAGATATAATTCAAATGGGGAACTTTTTACTACTGACGAGTTAGTACAAGAGTTTTTAACACAGAACCCACACTTTGTTTCTGCAACCCCTAGTGGCAGTGGCACAGTGTCAAATGTGGATAGGCAGGAACTCAATAAGCCTTTAAATTTGAGTGATTTAGATATAATGAACAATCCAGAGGATAGGAAAAAGTATGCTGAATATAGAAAGCAAAGAAATTCCTCACCTAGAACGATTGTTGTAAATAATTAATTAGTCATATTTATAGGAGAAAAAAATGGCGAATGAAACAACCAGTTCAACCATTTCGGAACTATACACCGAGATAGTTGCAGAAGCCTTATTTGTTGCAAGTGAGCAATCAATAATGAGAAATCTTGTAAGAAACTACACTATTGTTGGTGGTGGTAAGTCAGTAGAAGTACCGATTTATGCAACAGTCTCAGCATCAGCAGTTAATGAAGCTACAGATTTATCAAATACAGCAGTGAACCCAAGTTCAGTAACTATTACAGCATCTGAAGTTGGTATCATGACAACACTAACTGATTTAGCAAGAAACTCAGCATCAAGAAATGTTGCAGGAGATATTGGTAGATTATTTGGTGAAGCAATAGCAAAGAAAGTAGATAGTGATTTATCAGCATTATTTACTGGATTTTCCACAGAAAAAGGTGGTGGAGCAGGTCAAGAGTTAACAATTCAAGACCTATTTGAAGCAAGTGCTGAACTAAGAACAGCTAATGCCCCTGCCCCTTACTATGGTGTATTTCACCCAAAGCAAATCTTTAATGTAAAGAAAGCTTTAACAAATACATTTGCAGGTTCATCAAATATTCCAGATTTAGGTAACGAAGCTATGAGAAGTGGTTTTGTTGGTCAAATCGCAGGAATACAAATTTTTGAATCATCAAACATTTCAGTAGATGGTTCAGATGATAGTATTGGTGGTGTATTCTCTCAAGATGCTTTAGGTTTAGCAATGATGCAAGACCTCAAGATTGAATCACAAAGAGATGCTTCATTAAGAGCAGATGAAATAGTTGCTACAGCAGTTTATGGTGTTGGTGAACTTCATGATAGTTATGGAGTTAAATTAACAGCAGATAGTTTAGCTAACTAACAACTTATGGGGTGGGCAACCACCCCTTTTTATTAAGGAATTATGCTTATGGAAATGGTGAAACTTGTAAAGGGTGATAGAGTAATTGAAAGAAGCAAAGTAGATTACGAAAACAATATTAAGATTTGGGGTATAAGAGGTTGGAAGCTTGATGATGGTAAGCCTAAAGCACAACCAAAAGTAGAGCCAAAGCCAGAACCAAAGCCAGTAATGGAAGAAGCCCCAAAGCCTAAGAAAACAACAAAGAAAGCTGAATAATGGCTACAAACGAATTTAATGTAACTAATACTAGTCTAACAAAAATTCAACCAGACATTTTAGGTTTTGGAATAGCTGATTTTGCAGACCAGTTACAGTTTGCTGAAAATGACGTTCTTAGACGTATTCGTGAAGAATGGTGGGAAAGATATAGGCATCAAGTAAGATACAAGGATATTACTAAGATTACATCAGTAGAAATGGATAGCTCTAAGCTTACTGATTCACAATGGACACAATCTGTAGTTTATTTATGTTTATGGAAATATGTTTATCCTATTTTAACAAAGTGGCGAGACCCAGACACTGGCGAAGGTAAAGATGCTTTTCAAGTACAAATAGATTTCTATAGAGATAGATATGATGAAGAATTTCAAGCTATTCTTAGAGATGGTGTTGAATATGATGAAGATGGTGGTGGCACTGTTTCAGATAGTGAAAAAGAAGCCCTGCATAGTCTTAGATTGGTTAGATAATGGCAGTAGATGTCAAAGTTGATGTTAATACTGTAGAAATTACTAATTTTTTAAAAAAATTAAGTAGAAAACAAAAGTCTGTTATAGATAAAGGTTTAAAGAGAATATCTAACATGGCTATTCTCATGATTACCAAGCGAACCCAGAGTGGCAAACTTCCAGATGGGGGTAACATGAGGGCATATGCAAAAGGCACTGTCAGAAGCCGAAAAAAGAGGGGTAGACAGACTGGATTTGTAGACTTAACCGATACTGGCAAAATGTTTAGAAGTTTAGACTTTAGAACTGGTGGTTTAAAAAGCACATTGTTTTTTGCTAACAAGGAAAGAGAAAAGATAGCAAGTTATCATGACACATTTGGTGTAGGTAAAAGAAAAATCAAAAGACCATTTTTTGCTGTAGGTGATAAAGAAGAAGATAAATTAATAGCAGATTTTAGAAAATTTTATTTTAAAGAAATGGGTATATGAGCAAAAGAGAAAACATAGCTAGTGATATAATTACTAAACTTGATGCTGTAACTAGTCCTATTGAGTTTAAAAAAATAACTAGAGAACCTTTTGAAGTTGAAGAATTATCTGATGCTCAGTTTCCTGCAATGTTTGTGCAATCTGGTGATGAAACAAGGGAAGTTGCAAGTATGGGTGTTACTGGTTCTGGTACATATACTGGAACAATAGATTTTTTAATAGTTGCATTTGCTAAAGGCACAGATACAAATATTGATACAAAAAGAAATCAATTAATTGAAGTTATTGAAGAAACATTAGATACTGATATAACTAGGAATGGAAATGCTTTAGATACACAAATTATTGAAGCATCAACTGACGAAGGTACAATTTATCCTTATGGTGGTGTAAGAGTTACTGTTAGGGTTCTATATGAATTTACTAGAGGGAGTGCATAATGGCTAAAGACGTTAAAATGAAAAAAGGTAAAGATATAATTACTGTTACTCAAGATTTTATAGACCATTATATAAAATTAGGCTATAAATTAGAGGATAAAAAGTCTGCTAAAAAAGTAGAAGAAACATCTGAACCAGAAACAAAGGAGGTCTAAATGGCTACACATCATGGTAAAGAAGGTGTCATTACAGTCGGTGGTACAGCTATCGGTAATGTAACTGGATATACTTTAGATACAACACATGACGTTGTTGAAGCAACTGCATTAGAGGATTCTAATAAATCATTTTTAGTTGGTAGAGGTACATTTACTGCTTCTGTTGACATGAATTATGATGAAACTGATGCACAACAATCATCTTTAACACAAGGTTCAAGTCTAAGCTTTGTATTTTTACCAGAAGGTAATGCAAGTGGTGATGAAAGCTTTAGTGGTACTGGTATTGTAACTGGTATGTCTGTAGGGGTTACATTAGATGGTGTAACAACTAGAACTGTTTCATTGCAAGGAACTGGTGGTATTACTATCGGTACTGTCTAATGTCTGAAAATATTGATTATTTTGATGGTATAAAAGACCATTTCAGTACACTTGACACACAAGTTATTGAAGTACCCGAATGGGGATTAGTTGGCGATAAAGCGATTTATTGTAAACCATTTAATATGCTTGAAAAACAAAAGATATTCAAAGGTGCAACAAATACTGATTTAATAGTTTTGATTGATGTAATTATAGAAAAAGCTTTAACAAAAGATGGGAATAAGATGTTTAATGCTACCCATATTTTAAAGTTTAAAACTAAAGCTGACACAAATATAATTGCTGATGTTGCTACTAAAATCATGGGTACTGGCAACGTAGATATTGAAGATAATAAAAAAAACTAAGAAATGATGCTGAATTATTAAATATTTTTAGTTTAGCTGAAAAACTTCATAAGACAGTTGCCGAAATCTTGCAAATGACAGTTGATGAGTTTAATATGTGGATAGCATACTATCAAATTCAGAATGAGGAACGAGATAGACAAGAACGTATAGCAAGGGCAAAAAGTGGCAAGTAAACAAGTAAATATAGATATTATAGCCAAAGATAAAACCAGAATGGCTATGCAATCTGCCACTGGTAATGTTGAAAAACTTAAATCCTCAATTTTTAATTTAAAAAATGCACTTATAGGTTTAGGTGCAGGAGTTGCTATAAAGTCATTTGTTGATGTTGGTAAGCAAGTTGAATCCTTACAAATCAGACTAAAATTTTTATTTGGCAGTGTTGAAGAAGGTGCAAAAGCTTTTGACACTATGGCTAAATTTGCATCTAAAGTTCCATTTTCATTAGAACAAATCCAACAAGGTGCAGGTAATTTAGCAGTTGTTTCTAAAAATGCAGATGAATTGCAAAAAATGCTAGAGATAACTGGTAGGGTTGCATCTGTTACTGGGTTAGATTTTAGGACAACAGCAGAACAAATCCAAAGGTCATTTTCAGCAGGTGTAGCTAGTGCAGACATTTTTAGAGAAAGAGGTGTTAGAGATTTACTAGGATTTAAAGCAGGAGCAACAGTTACAGCAGAAGAAACAGCAGAAGCTTTTGAAAGAGTTTTTGGTGCTAATGGTAGGTTTGCTAATGCAACTAGTGATTTAGCCAATACCTTAGAGGGAACTTTATCAATGATTGGCGATAAGTTCTTTAATTTTCAAAAGGTTGTGGCAGAAAGTTTTTTTATAGGTTTAAAACAAGAATTTGGTGCATTAGACCAAGCACTAGAAGATAATGCAGATGTAATACAAAAAATTGCTCAAGGTGTTGGTAAGGGATTAGCAAATGCAGTAATTTTTGCAGGTGATGCAGTTAGATTTTTAAGGGATAATTTTGAAACAATAAAAGCTATTGGAATGGGAATAGTAGTTTTTAAAATAACAAAGGCATTTTTAGCTTTAGCAGTTGGTATAGGTAAGGCTAGATTAGCAATGGTAGCTTTTTCTAAATTATCTAAAACAACAATTATTGGTATTATAGCAGGTTTAGGTATTGCCCTAGCTGAAGCCACTGGTAATTTAGAAAAATTTTTTAAATTATTTGAAAAACCTAAAGGTTTAGAAGATTTTAAAGCAGAAGCAGAAGTTTTAACACTGCAACTTGAAACTATGAAAAATAAAGGCACAAGTGCTTTTCAAGGTCTTAATGCAGAAGTTACAACTTTACTTGGAGAAATGAAAGCATTTGGAGATACATTAGACCCTACAAGTGAAAAGTTTATTGCTTTAACTAATGTAATGAATGGATTAAGAGATGCTGTTTTTGCAGTTCCATTAGAAGAAATGAACATCAAATTAAGTAGTCAAAAAGAAGAAATAGGTATGTTAACTCAAGCCTATGAAGCTTTTAAAACTGGTTTTACTGATGCAATGGAAACTCAAAAAGATGCCTTTAAACAAATAGAAGATATTGGTAAGGCAAGTTTTGGTAAACTTAAAACTGCACTAACAGATTTTGTAATGACTGGTAAATTAAATTTTAGTGATTTAGGAAAATTTGTTGTTAGGTCATTTATCGAAATGTTAGTTGGTGAAGCAGTTCAAATGGCATTTAAAAAATCAATGGCATTATTCAAAGCAGATGCTTTAAAGAAAGCTTTTATAAGCCTATATGAAGGTGCAATGAAAACATTTGCATCAATACCATTCCCATTTAATATTGTTGCTGTAGGTGGAGCATTGGCATTTGGTGCATCACTCATAAACAAAATCAAAGGTTTTGAAAAGGGTGGTAGACCACCAGTAGGACAACCAAGTATTGTTGGTGAAAAAGGTGCAGAATTATTTGTGCCAGACCAAGCAGGAACAATAGTACCAAATGATAAACTTGGTATGGGTAAGCAAGTAACAGTTAATTTTAATATAAGCACTGTAGATGCTACAGGTTTTAATGAATTATTAGTAAATAGTCGTGGAACAATAGTAAATATGATAAATAGTGCAGTAAATGAAAAAGGTAATATGGCGATAATATGAGTGGTACTTTACCAAATGTTAGATTTAATGCAGTAAATTTAAAAAGTAATCAAAATACTTTGTTTAGTGAAACTGATAGTGGCAAGACTTTTAGAAGGCAAATACAAGGTCAAAGGTTTAGTTTTACAGTCGCATATCCACCTATGACTAGAGCAGAATTTGCACCAATCATGGCATTTTTTATGAAACAAAGGTCAAGAAAAGAAGCTTTTACTGTTACTTTCCCAAGCTATATGAATGCACAAGGCAACGAAACTGGAACTTTATTAGTAAATGGCACTCATTCAGTTGGTGATACTACAATCGCTTTAGATGGGTTTGCAAGTGATGGTGATGGAAGATTAAAAGCAGGGGATTTAATTAAGTTTGGGCATTTAAAAGTTTATATGATTGTTGAAGATGTAACATCATCTAGTAATTCAGCTACAGTAACAATAGAGCCACCATTAAGGGAAGCTTTAGCAGATGATAGTTCAGTAACTTATGATTCAGTACCTTTTAATGTTCATTTAACAAGCGATACCCAAGAGTTTAACAGTGGTCAAAGTGATAAAGACGGAAATTTATTATTTAATTATGAGTTTGATGTTATCGAGAGTTTATAAATGGCAAGGGGTTTATCGAGTGCAGTAAAAACAGAATTAGCAACTGGTAATATAGCACCAGTTTTGTTGATTGATTTTGATTTCTCAACCCCAGTTTATTTAACAAATGCAAGTTTTGATATAACATCAAGTGTTTCTGGAACTTCTAGGATTTACCAATCTAATGGACATTTAAGAAGGGTAAGTGGAGTAAATGAAACAAATAAACCAACTAAAAATTCTTTAACAATAGTTTTATCTGCTGTTGACCAGACTTATGTATCTATAGCTTTAAATGAAAATATTATAAATAATGATGTTTATATTTATAGAGGTTTTTTAGATGCAAATATGTCTTTAATTGCTGACCCATTTTTGTTGTTTTATGGAACTATAAATGAATATAAAATCGTTGACGGAACAGACACAGCAAATTTTAGTTTAGTTGTAACTTCACATTGGGGAAATTTCAGTAAAACAAATGGTCGTACAACAACAGATAATTCTCAAAAAAGATTTTTTTCTGGAGATAAAGGAATGGAATTTTCTGCACTAACAGTAAGAGATATTAAATGGGGTAGAGAATAATGGTTTGGAATCCTTTTAAAGATATAGTAAGAGGAATAAAGCACATTGGTGGAGAAATATCTGATGCTTTTGATTTCACTGTTGATTTAGTTGTTGATGTTGTTGAATCTGCTATTGGTTTTTTAACACCAGAAATTGATGTGCCAGATTTTGGTGAACTTCATGCAGACCAAAATGCTAAAGGTGTTTTAGTCAATAAATTTAGTGCTAATAGTTTTATACCAGTAGTTTATGGAACAAGAAAAGTTGGTGGTAATGTAATTTTTTTAGAAACATCTGGTGCTGATAATCAATATTTATATATGGCTATTGTTTTAGCAGAAGGTGAAATTGATAGTGTAACAACATTATTTGTAAATGACCAAGAGGTTACTTTATCTGGTGCTTTAACTGATGGTACACAAAGAACAGTAGCTAGTTCAGATTCTAATTTTTTTGATACAGAAAATTCAAATAGTTTAATTACAGTACAAGCTAAACTAGGTTCAGACGAACAAACTGCATCAAATTTATTAGACGAATTACAATCATGGACATCAAATCATAGACTTAGAGGTTTAGCATATTTAGCACTCAAGTTTGAATGGAATGCAGATAAGTTTGGAAGTTTACCTACAGTTCAAGCAATTATAAAAGGTCGTAAAGTATATAATCCAAATTTAGACAGCACTGTATCTGGTGGTTCTGGAAGCCATAGAAAAGATAGTAGTTCAACTTGGGCTTATTCAGATAATCCAATATACCAATTATTAGATTATTTAAGAAATGAAAGATTTGGAATGGGAATACCAAATAGTTATTTTGATAGTAATTTTTCAGATTGGCAAACAGCAGGAGATGTTTGTGATACCCAGATAACCCCTTTTAGTGGTGCTAGTGCTATTGATTTAATGAATAGTCATGCAGTAGTAGATACATCAAAAAAAGCTATAAACAATGTAAAAGACTTTATAAGGGGTTGTAGGGGCTATTTAAATTTTACTAGTGGAAAGTATAATATATTAGTTGAAAGCACTGGAACAGCTTCTATAACCCTTACAGAGGACAATATTATTGGTGGTATATCAGTTTCAAGCAAAAGCAAAAATTCAAGATATAATAGAGTTATAGTAACATTTGTAAACCCAGATAAAAATTATCAATCAGATACAGCACAATTTCCACCAGTAGATGAAACTGGTTTAGCTGTTGCTGACCAACATGAAACAATGAAAACAGCAGATGGTGATTTGTTGTTAGAAGGAAGATTTGATTATTCTATGTTTACAAGCCCATATCAAGCCCAAGAAATGGCTGAAATAATACTTAGAAGGTCAAGAACTAGTTTAGATATTTCTATAAGAGCAGATGCAACTGCATTAGATTTATCTATAGGTGATATAGTAAATATAACTCATGCAACACCAAGTTTTTCTGCAAAACCTTTTAGAGTTCAAGGAATGACAATTAATAGTGATATGACTGTTAGTTTGCAATGTACAGAACACCAAGATAGTTTTTATACTTTTGGATTACAAATAGAAGTTCCAGAAATACCAGATACAACTTTACCTAATCCTTTTATAGTACAAGCACCAAGCATAGAAGTGGCAGATGAATTAAGAGTTTTAAATGAAGAAGCTATAAGTGTTTTGACTGTTGATGTGGCTAGTTCAGATTTATTTGCAACAGATTTTGAGGTACAAGCTAAAAAAACCACAGATACTAATTTTATAAATTTAGGAAAAGCTAGTGGTCGAAGATTTGAGTTAATAAATGTTGAAGATGATGCGATTTATAATGTAAGAGCAAGAACAGTAACATCAGTAAGTAGGTCTGTATTTATAGCTACAACCCACCAGATTGTAGGTAAAACAGCACCACCAGAAACAGTTACAAACTTTTCAATAAATATCGTAAATACAGAAGCACATTTATCGTGGACACCAGTAGGTGATTTAGATTTATCACATTATAGAATAAGACATTCAAGAGATACTACAGCAAGTGCAACATATGCTAATTCAGTTGATTTGATTAGTAAGGTATCAAGACCTGCTAATACTGCTGTAGTTCCTGCAATGACTGGCACATATTTTATTAAAGCAGTTGATAAATTAGGTAATGAATCACTAGATTCAACATCTTCAGTTGCAATTATACAAGAAATAAAAGATTTAAATTTAGTTTCAACATCTACACAACACCCAAATTTTTCTGGTGCAAAATCAAATGTGGTTGTCGTTGGTAATGAATTAAGACTAGGAACAAGTATTTTATTTGATAGTGGTGCAGGAAATTTTGATACAACTGGTGGTTTATTTGATGGTGGTGGTGGTAAAGTAGCATCTACTGGAACTTATGATTTTGATACACATATAGATGTTGGTGGTGTTTTTACAAATAGAGTTACAGCAAATGTAACAATGAATAGAGTAGATTTTGGAATTTCATTTGATGATGCTACTGGTAATTTTGATGATAGAGAAGGTTTATTTGATGGTGATGCAAATGAATTTGGCGATACTAATTGTGAGTTACAAATAGCAACCACAGAAGATGACCCTGCAAGTGGAAGCCCAACATATACAGCATTTAGAAAGTTTTTTGTTGGAGATTATAAAGCTAGAGGATTTAAGTTTAGGGCAATATTAACTACATTAGATTCAGAAGCCACCCCAAGTGTAAGTGCCTTGTCTGTAACTGTTGATATGCCAGATAGAGTAATAGCTGAAAATGATATTGCCAGTGGAGCAGGAGCAAAAGCTATAACATTTAGTCCTGCATTTAAATCTTTACAAGGTGTAGGAATTTCTGCTCAGAACTTGGCGAGTGGTGATTTCTATGCTATAACAAATAAAAGTGCTACTGGTTTTACAATTACTTTTTTTAATAGTAGTAGTTCTGCTGTAGATAGAACATTTGATTATGTAGCAAAGGGTTTTGGCGAATTAGTAACATAAAGAGGTAAATATGGCTCAACACGATTATGTAATAGATAACCAAACTTTTCCTGCAACTAGGACAGATATTAATAATGTTTTACAAGCCATAGTTTCAGCTAATAGTGGTGGTACACAACCAAGCACAATGTATGCTTATCAATTATGGTACGATAGTGGCAATAATATTTTAAAAATTAGAAATGCTGATAATGATGCTTGGATAAGTTTATTTACATTTAACCAAACTACAGATACTGCCGAAGTTTCAGCAGGAGGTGGTGCAGGGTTTTTTCAAGGTGAAAATGGTAATCAAGGCGATACCACAAATGGTAAAGGCGATATTTTTAGAACACATGAACAAGAACTAAATACAAATACAGAAATAGCATCTGGAGATAATTCTGGTTGTTTTCATAGCCTTTCTATCGCAAGTGGTGTAACATTAACAGTAAGTGGGAATTTGGTGATATCATGAGTTCAACAATAAAAGTAAATAATATTCAAAATCTTGCAGGAGATGATAGTGGTATAGACCTATCAACGAATGACCAAATAATTTTAAAAACAGCAAATACTACAGCTTTAACAATAAATAGTTCACAAAATACAACATTCACTGGTGAAATAATAACATCTACAAGTGGTACATCTAATGTAAGAATAGGTGAGAACGCAGGAGATGCAATAGTTAGTGGTGGTAATTATAATGTATTGGTTGGAGATGAAGCAGGAACTGCAATTACTACTGGTTCTAACAATGTGGCAATAGGTCGTGATGCTTTAGTTTCAAACACCACAGCAACTCAAAACACAGCAGTAGGATATCAAGCAGGTTATTCTACTACAACTGAAGGTAAAAATACTTACATAGGTTATCAAGCAGGATACAATAATTTAGGTGACCAAAACACTTTTGTTGGAAGATTTGCAGGAGGTTCAATTACTAATGGTGACAAGAATACAATTATTGGTAAATATAATGGCAATGAAAATGGCTTAGACATAAGAACAGCAGACAATAACATTGTGTTATCAGATGGTGATGGTAATGTAAGACAGCACACTGATGGCACTAATGGTGTTACTCATTGGACTACTAACATAAGTGATTCTGATAGAGCATTAACAACTGGTTCTCATGCGATTCATAGTGATGTTGGTGGTAACGTTGCTTTATTTGTAGAAAATTCATCAGGAAGCCCATTTGGTATATTTATTGATTTAAGTGATTCGACTCCAGATAATAACTCAAATTATTTTTTAAAATGTGAAGATGGTTCTGATGTTGCTAGACTTATTATACATTCTGATGGTGATGTGGTTAATCACGATAATAGCTATGGTTCTATATCAGATGAAAAACTTAAAGAGCAAATAACTGATGCTTCATCACAATGGAATGACATAAAAGCATTAAAAGTTAGAAAATTCAAAATGAAAGAAGATGTTTCTGTTAAAGGTGATAGTGATTCACTTTGGAGATTAGGTGTTATTGCTCAAGAAGTTGAAACAGCAGGAATGAATGGACTTGTTAAAGATAACCCAGACATGATTGAAAATGAAGATGGAGAAATTGTTGAAGGTGAAACATCAACCAAGACAGTTAAATACTCAATACTCTATATGAAAGCAGTAAAAGCACTTCAAGAAGCTATGACAAGAATAGAGACACTTGAAGCAAAAGTTACAGCATTGGAGGGCAAATAAATGTCAGAAATAAAAGTAAATAGTGTTGTAAACTCTACTGGAGATAATGACAGTGGATTAGATTTATCTACTAATGACCAAGTTATAATAAAGACAGCAAATACAACTGCTGTTACTGTTGATAGTTCTCAAGGTGTAACAGTCGCAGGAGCATTTACAAGTAGAGGTATAGACGATAATGCTGATGCTGTTGCTATTACTATAGATAGTTCAGAGAATGTAAAAGTTGGAGGAATTGAAACAAGCCAAACAAGTCCACTTATGGTAAAAACAAATGCTAGTAATTATGCTATATATTTAGAAGAAAACTCAGGACAAGAGAGTTGGCAAATTGGTGTTAATTCATCAGGCGACTTAGATTTTCGTAATAGTGGAGCAACAGACCCTGCAATAAAATTTAATGATAGTAACAGTCTTTTACATTCTACAACGTCAGAATTAAATATGGGTGCTAATGATGCAGAGGGTTTTAGTTTGTTATCTGGTGGTGTTTTAAGAGTAAGTGCTGATGGTCAAAGCTCTATTCATGCAGGAAGAATAAGCAATTTTGGTTCAGTAGTAACTTTTGCTTGTGCAGGCACTGGTGATGTAGGTTCTATTGATGTTACAACATCAGCAACTTCTTATACGACATCATCTGACTATCGGCTTAAAGAAAACGTAGTTGAAATGACAGATGCGACCACAAGATTAAAACAACTTCAACCAAAAAGATTTAACTTTATTGCAGATGAAACAAATACATTAGTTGATGGTTTCTTAGCACATGAAGTTTCAAGTATAGTTCCAGAAGCTATAACTGGCGAGAAAGATGCAGTAGATGCAGATGGTAATATTGACCCACAAGGCATAGACCAAAGCAAACTTGTACCTTTACTCGTGAAGACTATACAAGAATTAGAAGCTAGAATTACAGCACTGGAGAATGCAGAATGAGTACATTAACAGTAGGAACGATTTCAGAGAAAGTTGTAGGCGAAGGCATTTCTGTGGACGGAGTTAGGCTAAAGGATGGAGAATTAGGAACTACAGCTAGTCCAGTTGCGATACATTCATCAAGTCTAAATGGTGGTCAGTTTGGTGGGCGAAGGAATATTGTTATCAATGGTGCAATGCAAATATCGCAGAGGGGAACTTCATTTTCGGTATCAGATAACATTTACACTTTAGATAGATTTGTTACAGAATTTAGTGGACTCGGTGCATTTACTTTAACCCAAAGCACAGATGCACCTGATGGCTTTGGCAATTCTTTAAAATTAGATTGTACTACAGCAGATGCTTCTCCTGCATCAGGAGATATATTTCAGTTGTTTCATAAAATTGAAGGTCAGAATTTACAACAATTAAAAAAGGGTACGTCTGATGCTGAAAAAGTAACTTTAAGTTTTTTTGTAAAATCTAATAAAACTGGAAATATGCAAGTTAATTTAAGAGATGCTAATAGTAGAATTATAGGTGCTACTTATGCAATTAGCAGTGCAAATACTTGGGAACGTAAAACTATAACTTTTGATGGTGATACGTCAGGTTCTATCGCAAATGACAACACAGCAGAATTAACTATAGAATTTCCAGTAGGGTCAGGCTCTAACTATACAAGTGGTGCAGTTCCAACTGCTTGGGAAGCATCTTCAGACGCAGATAGAAACGCAGGTTCAAATATTAATATAGCAGATAATACAGCTAATGAATGGTATCTTACTGGAGTCCAACTAGAAGTAGGCTCACAAGCCACACCATT